GGTCGTCGGTAGACTTGCCGCTCGTTTACACGGGTAACCCTGCCGTTGTGGCAGCCACCAACGTTGCGCCTGGGGCCACTAACATTGCCATCACCCCAGGTTCCAATACCTACAACATTCCCAATGGGACGGGAGCCGCTGCCGCCATCGCCACCGTGTCGGGACTTAGCAAGGGTGATAAGGGACGCTTCATTACTCTTGTTGGAACAGGAACAGACAAGCCGGCCACCATTGCCGACGGCACGACTTTTGTCCTCGAAGACGGGGCCACGTGGACGGGCAAGACAGGTGCGTCTCTCACGCTCCGTGTACTTGACACCGCCACCCTTGTGGAAGTTTCACGTGTGGAAGCATAAATGTCAGGTGTCGGGTGTCAGACGGCAGTCATCACCCGACACCTATCACCTAACACCTTTCAATTATGTATAGTACAAAAGAAAAGCTCAATCACTTTCGGCAGCTTCAGAACCCGTTTGCTGCTGAAGCCGACTTGCTGCTGTTGACGGAAAAGGCTCCGGGTAATACCAACCTCACGCGTTATACGCTCGCTCCTAATAAAAACGGGGAAGACATTCTGTTCGAGTTGCTTGATGTCTGTACCCATGACGAAATCGTACTTCACCGCCGCGAGTTCTTCGCCGCAAAAGTGTCTGTGGGCGATGATAACGAGAACCCAGAACTACAGGCAACAGGAACCGAATTCTCTGAACAGATAGGCGATGGAAACGAAAAACCGACAACCGGTGAGGGAACAGAAGTGCCGACAGGTGGGGAAAACTCGGAACTCGGCCCGAAAACTGATGGCGTTAATTCCGTTGGAATTCCCGACAGTGGGGCTCCTGTGGGCGAAGAATCAGGTGAAATGCCTCCAGCCGACGAGACTCCCGCAGCCACCCAAGGGGAGCAGCAGGAATCCTCGGAAAAAGCTCCTCCAGAAACGAAAGAAAATTCCGAAACTTCAAAAAAAAAGAAGGGAAGACCCTCCGCAAAGAAGAAGAGTACCCCAAAATAGATTGGGAAAACCTTGACGATGCCGACGTGCAGATGGCGACCGTACTCTACAATGACCGCATCAATACGTGGCGCAAGATGAAGCAGCTCGACGAACTGCTGGAGAACAAGCCGAACGCTCAGGCTGTTGCCGACATGGCAGAACTGCGCATCCGCAATCTTCAGGCATTCGCCGAGCTGCAATCGTTCAACGATATGGGCAAATATCTCTGCAAGCATCCGATACTGTTCGGCCGCTCCGAGATAGCCGGGCTCATCAAACTCCTCAAGGCTGACCCCGCCGAGTTCCTGCGCCGGCATAAGAACGTGCTTGACAATATCAAACGTTACCGTTCCTACCTCAAGCGCAGCGACCGCAAGGGCCACAGACAGCAAGATAAACAGAACCTCGAACGCCACCAAGAGCGTGAACGCCTCTTCAAGATGGTGCTTGAACAAAACAGCAAATAATGGAAAATTCAATAAAAGTATTTAATTTGGGCAATCTCCCTACCGCCCCGCTGGATTCTTTTAATGAGCTTCAGGAAGACTTTAAAATATCGGATCCTGACAAACTGTCGAAACTGCAAATGCTTATCATCACCCGTGGTTTCAAGTATTCATTCAAAGTGTGGAAAGACCCTGATGGCAAACTGTGGATCATAGATGCCCATCAGCGCAGAAAAGCACTCCTCGGACTTCGCTCCTATGGATTCAATATTCCTGAAATCCCATACGAGGAAATACAAGCCTCCAACAAGCGTGAGGCAGTAGAGGAAATTGCAGCATACAACTCGGAGTTCGCACAGAAGAACCCCGATACGCTTCTCTTTGCCAAATATGACATCAAGGTTGATGATCTGTCCAAATTCAATCTTGGTTATGAAGTCAAGCAGACGGATTTCTCCATCGCCGGAGATAAGCTGTTCGCAAGAGAAAGTGAGACGGCGGACATTCAGGAGGATGCGGCGGACTTTACTTCGGAAGAGGAAAACCATTCAGGTTTTGTCCGCGCCGGCGATATTTTCCGTCTTGGAAACAACCGGTTGATGTGCGGGGATTGCCGTTCCAAACAAGATGTGGTTGCCTTGATGGACGGTCGTGTGGCAGATATGATTCTTACTGACCCTCCATACAATGTCAACTACGAAGGTGGTGGAGAGGCAAAGCTGACCATCCAAAACGATTCTATGGAGAATGACCTGTTCTTGAGATTTCTCAAGTCCGTCTTCGATGTGATGTTTTCCGTTGTCAAACCGGGAGGTTCTTTCTACGTGTTCCATGCGGATTCCGAAGGAGAGAACTTCCGCAGGGCAATCCGTGAGTCTGGCTTCAAGATTGCCCAATGCTGCATTTGGGTGAAAGATACGCTCGTAATGGGCAGACAGGATTACCAATGGCAGCATGAACCTTGCCTTTATGGATGGAAGCCTGGAGCCGCACACTATTGGAATGCGGACAGGAAGCAGACTACCGTGTGGAATTTTGACAAGCCCAAGGCCAATCGCATTCATCCTACCATGAAGCCAATAGCCCTGATGGCCTATCCGATTTGTAACAGCACCAAGCACGGAGCGATTGTCGTGGACTTCTTTTCCGGCTCCGGCTCGACGATTATGGCATGCCAACAGACTGATCGCATTGGATACGGCATGGAAATAGACCCGAAATACGTTGCGGCCTCAGTCCGCAGATTTATAGCCATGTTCCCGCAACAGCCGATTCTCCTTGAGAGGGACGGCAGGATACTTTCAAGTGAAGAAACCAAAAGCGTTATCCTATGCCAGAGTTAGTTGACAATGTTCTTTCAGACGAGTATGTCCAGCAGGTGCGGACATTCGGGGCGTTAAGCTACACCCCTGAGCGTATTTGCCAACTGCTCGGGCTGAGAAAGGCCAAGCGCATGGCCTTGCTGTTTCGTATAGACATTCCCGGAGATGTTTACTACGAGGCATACCGCCAAGGATGTGCGCTCGGCGAATATAATATAGACGCGGAACTTGCCAAGAAAGCGGAGAAAGGCGATACCGATGCCATTACACTGTTGGAAGAACGCAAAAATGAGCGTTCGGAGAAAGACCTGCGTTTCAAACTTTTTGGTATATGAAAAGTGAACTTGAAAAATTAGACTCCATTCATCCTGATCTTATATCCACATTCCTTACGAATGGTGACTGCGAGGGAATTCCTCAAGACATCAAGACCTTCTTGCAGCAGCTGCAATGGGCCGCTGAAATCTTTGAGTTCGAGCGGAATATCACCCGTGCAGCGAAAAAACTGCGGCTCCGTATCAATGCCGAACAAAGGCTAAGGATCGAAGAACGCACCTGCATGGCGCGCATTTATCAGGCCATAAACTACTTTCAGGTGGACTGCAATGTGCCGATCAAGGTCTGGGAGAGCAACTTTGCTAACAAGTATGAAGACCTTGCCAAATTGTGTGCCCAGCAGCGTGACTACAAGGGAATGAAAGCTTGCTATGATGCGTCCTTGGAATGCCGCCGACGTTCTTCAGAAATAGCAGAAGCCGATCGCAATCTCGGTGTTACCTTCTTGTTCACACCGACACTCACCGCCGAGGAACTCGGCTTTACGAAAAAGAATCTTAAGGAAATCGCCTCCAAGCATAATGAAGGTTTTTATATAACGCTCATTGATTCTCTGCCCATTGAGGGTAAGGAGAAGAAACGCCTGCTGCGCGATGCCGACATCGAAGATGCGGAAATCATACAGGAGATACCAAATGACTGACATTCAACAGGAAACACATCCGCAGGAGTTCGAGAACTTCTACATGAATCATGTGCAGCTTCTTGCCAATCTCATAGATCCGAATATGCTCTATGCCGAATGGGCGCGCGCCACGGGAAAGACCGAGGGCGTGATCACGCCACGCCTTATCCGCGTGGCAAACGACATGCCCGGCGAGCTTTCGTTCCTTGTTCACAAAACCTACGTTGCCCTGATGACCAATGTGTGGCCCAATATTCAAGCCTCGTTCTCACGCCCCGTCATCGTCGGTGGGAAGCAACGCCCGATGCTGGAGTACGGCATCGATTATGTGGTGGGCGAAGCAAAACTGCCCTCTCACTTCCGTCACCCACGCTACCCAATTGCCTATGCCAAGCACTCGGTCATCTTCCGCAATGGGGCCCACCTCCAGTTGGTCAGCAGCGACCAACCAGAGAGTGTTGCCGGCCGTAATGCCGTACACGCCTTCGTGGAAGAGATGAAACACAACAGCGGCGAGAAACTCAAATCCCGGCTCTTCCCGTCCCTGCGTGGCGGCTCGGCCGACATTCGCCGCTCCGCCTACTACGAGGGCGTGACGGGCGTGAGCGATACCGCCCGGGTGGACTTGGGCGAAGACGACTGGTTTGAGGAGTACGAGAATAAAACAGACAAACAGCTCATCGATGAGATTGCATCCGTGTCGCTCGCCATCAACGCGTCAGCCTACCGCCTCTTTATGATGCAGCAGGAGCTCCGGCAGACGAAAAACCCCGTCGTGATGGAGAAAATACGCCTCGAAACACAGAAGCAGAATGCCTTCATCTCCCGGTGGAAGCCACGCCTTGCCGACATGAGGCGCAATGCCATCTACTATATCCGTGCGTCGTCGTTCTGCAATAAGGACATTCTCGGTCCTAAGTTTTTCAAGACCCAGCTCGACACGCTCGACATGGACGAGTTCCTGACCGCCATCTGCGCCATTCGGCACAAGGAGGTGACCAATAAGTTTTTCACCACCTACGACCACGAGCGGCACCAGTTCAAGGACAGTTACATCTACGACCAGATATTGAAGCTGAACCTCAAGGACCACTTCACGCTCACGGCACGCTATCTGCGCCACTACGATAAGCGGGAGCCACTCTATATAGGCTACGACCCGGGCAACTTCCAGTCACTCATCGTTGGCCAGAAGAAGGAGTACGGTCGCCGCTTCGACATCATCAAGGAGTTTTGGGCATATATCCCCGATGACCAGCAGAACCTTGCGCAGCAGGTGTATTCGTTCTTTGGAGCGGATGCCGTGAACAAGATCATCCACCTTTATCCCGACCGGGCCGGCAACAAGACAAAGGAGGAGTTGGAGCAAATCACCACCGACTCGCTTACGATGAAGGCATCCTTGGAGAGTTACGGGTTTTCCGTCATTCTTTACAATGAGGGCCAAGGCACCATATACCACTGGCAACAATTCCGTTTGTGCCAATTACTCTTTGCAGAGAAACTTCCTCTGCTCCCCAAGGTGCGTATTGACGAGAACGAGTGTCCGAACCTTTGCAGTGCCATCCTCATATCTCCGTTAAAGAAAACTAACGGAAAAATAGAGTTGGACAAGTCGAGCGAGAAGAAGGAGGGGCTAAAGCGACGGCCGGGCCTAACCACGCAGCTCCCCAGTGCTGCAATCTATCTTTTTTATGGTCTTTTTGCCGACATTGTGAAGCGCGAACTTAGCAGTTATCCCGATGATTTGCCTGAAAATATCACGATATAACGGCCAATAATGTCCAATATCTGGTATAAAAAGTGGCCAAAATAGGGCAATAACGGGGGCTATTTACATAGGTTAGAAACATACTTTATTGAAAATCAACGCCTTACATTCTGAAAAACAAAAATAAAAAAGTCCAATCGACGGAAACTACCACGCACCGCTGATTTTGGATAATGAGGTGCAACCTGTCGAATGGTTGGAAATATGACGGTGTCCCTCGCTTTCCGTCCTTTGCCCCAATAGGGAAATTGAGTAATTTCGCAAGTGATGGAGAAGGCTGTTGAAATGGACGGCATCGATGCGATGCAATGGGCGAGGGAGATAAGCAAGCTCCCGCAAGGGGACTTCACGCTGTGTTTCTTCCCCTATTCAAGGGCTATGGGCATGGCCGGTGACGGGCTTGTGGTTAAGGAACACTGCAAATACCGCACACAGCTGCCGCAGGAAAGGTTTGCGGTAGACTCCGAGAACTACTTCCTCTTTACCGATGGAAATGGCGAGCCCAAGATGTGCTACCGCATACTCATCAGATATATGGGATTCCCGCAGGACGGATATAAACTACACAAGATAAATTGGTTATGAACAACGATACGATAGAACTCTACGGCAATGTAGGCAACTATGTCATGGACGGCAATGTGCTTTCGTTCCAGATAGGTGAGGGGCAGCAGCTCTTTGCCCAGCCCGGGTTGTCCATCCCCCTCAATGCCGCATTCCGGTTCCATGAGCACCAGTGGCTCAGTGTCAATGGCTATCAGATATGCGCCCGTGGCTTGAACAACGCCCTCTGTGATGAAGTGACGATGGAAATCAAGCAGAACCGGCTGCTGCCGCGCCTGTATAGCAAGGAGATAAAGATGCTGTACGGGCATGGCATCTGCGCGTACACGCAGACGGTGAAAGACGGAAAGCTCAAGCGTGAATACACCGCACTGCCGGAATGGGACGATTGGGTGAATACCTGGGGCGAGCGCGGAATGGAGACCACGGCACAGGAATTTGCAAAGACCTGCATCAAGAACTTCTACTACTTCGGCGACTTCTTCTGCAAGTGGCGTTTTGCCCGTGGCAAGCGTCTGGGGTTGATGCCGGTTGCCGGGCTCGAACCTTTGGAAAACAAGCATTGCCGTCTGGCCACCACCCGGCAGGATGTTGCCTACGAGCAAATCGGTTACAGTGACTTCCACCATATTGCCGTAGGCAGGTGGACTTACGGGCTGGGCAATTACAAGATATACCCTAAGTTCAATCTTTCGGAGGTGGATAACTATAACTTTGCAGCCGTTTCCCATCATCGTGAAAAATCGGTTGATGAGTTCTACGGCGTGAATGAAACCCATCAGGGCGCACGCCCCTACATTCAGGGGAGCAACAAGACCGCCACCTATATAAACTCTTTTCTCAAGAATTCCCTCGCGGCCAAAATACACATCATTATTCCCAATGCGTGGGTCAGCAGCAAGCGAAACCAGTTGATGAAGCTCACAGAGGAGAACAAACTGAGGAAATCGAAGAAGCAGGAACTGTTGAAATACAACGGCATCGAGATTGGTACGGAATACCGCGAATCGGTGCTTGTGGAATATATGCGCCTCGAGCTACGCAAGATTGGCGACTATCTCAGCGGGGCCGAGAACCAGGGTAAGGCCTATTCCTCCATATCGTTTATGGACTCGTCCGGCCATGAACAACAGTGGAAGATAGAGACAATAGATCTGAAATATAAGGAATATATCGAAGCACTCATTTCCTACGACAAACGTACTGAACAGGCCCTGCTTTCCTCGGTCGGGCTGGACGCTTCCATCACAGCGGTTGACAAGGACGGAGTGATCAGCAAATCAGGCTCCGACTCCTATTACAATTACCTTATTTATATCATGTCGCTCACTCCGGAGGACGAGATCTGCTCCGAGCCGTTCAATCTCGCTCTGAAGCTCAACTTCCCGAACCTCTATAAGCAGGGCTACCGCATCGGTTTCTACCGTGAGGTGCCGCAGAGGCAGGAAGATGTGGCCCCAAAAGACAGATTAAACCAGCAACAGTCATGAACATACTCACAGACATTTTTAAAGACTTTTTCACCTTCAGTCGGTATGCCCCGGGGGTCGAAACAAACATGGATTTGAACGATCTCCAGTCTTCCGGACTTACGGCTCGCAAGCGTGTGGAGACAGTCATAAGCCCGGCGGTGTTCCAAGCCATCACCAAGGAGAACGAGAATTCGCCCCTCTTGGAAGGGCTGCGTGCCGCAATGGCCAACATGACCATGGCCACGCAGCTCGTCTTCGACAGCATCAACCGTCGTAAAAACAAAGTGGATGTCTACAAGTACGAGCTGGAGGCCATGAGACGTTCGTATATGGAGAACTACTGCAATGCGCTGGACACCATCGTGCAGCTGCTCATGGATACGGAGGTACAGGATGATGACACCACTTCCCCGGGTGCGCTATGGCGTAAGACCCGCTATTTCTCCATTCTGAGCGATTGTGAAATCAGAACCATGACCGATTTCGACATGGTTTATCCCATTGACGCGTCTTACCTTTTCTTCTTCCGTACTATCCCTCTTCAGAAAGAAGCCCTTGATGAGCTGCTGTCGGTTTATTTCGCCAAAATCACCGACGATAATGCCGGGCGTGTCCGTCCGATGCTCCTACTTGGCCTTGCCAAAAAGACCGTTGCCAAGTCGCTACGCCGCTTCGACATTCTTGAATTTCCACCGACCATCCGCAACCTTTTCGACGAGAGCCATGCCAGCCGTTCCGGCAAGGATGAGCGCGATGCGACCCTCTCCCTTGCCGACCGGCTTGACCGGGAATCAGAAGAGCTCCTCTCCAATGCCGACATGCTGTTGTCTACCGACACCGTGGCCGATATCAGCTCCAATTCCGCATACAACCGTCCTGACGACAATATCGTAATGCTGCCATGAAGGATATAGAACTTGTATATGACAATCAGGTCTACACCATCCCCAACCGATGGGAGGGAATGGGCGCCCGGCACTATTTGCATCTCGTGGCCGACCTCCTGCGCATGGCGGCAGGGGGACTGTCTGCCGGAGAGGTGCGCATCAACTATCTCTGCGACATCATGGGATGGGCCAAACGCAGGTTCCGGAGCGAGGAGCAGATAGCCAACCTCGTGGCCATCTCCGAACGGCTCACGTTCCTCTTTCAAATCGACTACCCTGACGACAACGAGGTTCTTGCCGGCCTCGACAACCGCACCTACGAACTTTGCCGGCGCACGGATCCGTTCCGTCTGCACCATCCGTTGGCCCGTGTGCTGCGCCGGCTCGACTATCGGTATGTCGTCGACCTCTGCTTCTGTGCCCAGCTTCTGCCTGTCATCACCGTCAATGGCAAGATTTACCAAGCCTACCGTATCGCCACCGATTTCGGAATGCTCACCTGCTCGCTCACAGCTCTCCAGTATATCGAAGCGCGCGAGCTCATCAGCCGTGGCGAAGAGGCACTTCCCCTCATGGCTGCCATCCTCTACTACCCGGACGGGGAATACAGTTCCGAGCGGGCACACGAACTTTCCAAGGAGTTTGCCTCCCTGCCTCCCCACATTTTGGCAGCCGTCTCCTTCAACTTTCAGGCGTTCAACAACTACCTCTTCAACAAGACCCACTTTTCTCTTCTCTCCAAGTTCAAGCCCGGCAAGCAGAGCCCTATCGCCCTCGATGCCTCCGATGCGCTTTACGGCCTTTCCAAGGATGGGCTTGGAGATACCCGACAGATAGAGCGGATGAACATGCTCACCTATCTCAAGGTGTTGCGCAAGAAAACCGTCGATGCCGTCAAGGATTTGCACGGCATAGGATGGGATAAAGTCAAAATCAGCAGTGAGGTGGGGCTTCCCATCGACATTATCGACAAAATCCTATGATAAAAGAACAATTTCTCTATTTCGCCCAATATCCAGACCGTGCGGGTGTCAAGTCCATGCTCACCAATGGCTCGAGCGACCACCCCGGCTATGCGGACCTGCTCACCGACCTCAGCCACCTTCCGGAAGAGGCCCGCGTCCCCGAAATCAAGAACTATGTCTACGGGCAGTCGTTCGACGAGCTTTCGCAGCGCGTCGACAAGCTCATTGGCTCGTTCCTTTTCGTGGACTACGGTGAGTTCGACATGCTTGGCGACGGCCCCGGCTCTTTCCGGTTCTCGCAACGCATGGCCATCACTGTGGCCAACAAGATGCCCAACCACGCCGATGCCGCCGAATATATGCTTGCCTCCGACACCACGCTCCGCCTGCTCTCCCGGGTTCATGCCTGGCTGCTTGCCGATGCGGAACTTGGACATATCGACTGGCTCTCCCGGGGCAATCTCGACAAAGCCGAAATAGTGCCGTTTGTCGCCACCGAGCTCCACTCCGTCGGTTGGACGCTCATGATGTCGTGTGAAGCCCCCGACAGTCTCGGCACCCACGGTCTATACCGGTCCTTTGTCCGTCGGCTGCAATGACTTACCTTTGTATCATAAATTTCAGTTCGGCAACAATGAAAAAGCTACCCATGATATCAATTGTCTCGATGCCACTCTCCATTGTGGCAGATTTTTCCCGATACCTCTATCAGGATTGGGAATTCGCCAAGTGGATAGGCATCGCCGTTATCCTCGACACCATCCTCGGCGTGGTCAAGCACCTGCTCCACAAGGATGCCTCCAGTGAATCCTTCTTCAGCAAGTTTGGAAAGAAAATCGCAGTCTACATCGTGCTGCTCATCCTCTCCAATGTCCTCACCAACTACACCGTGCAGGGCAGCATCGTCGGAACCACCCAGTGGATCGGCACTTATCTCTGCGTGTTCATGATGGTGCGTGAAGGGTTCTCCTGTGTGGAGAATATTCAGGCCATCTACCCCATATTTCCAACCTCATTCGTCCGCCGGCTGAAAGACTTCAACGATAAGGGCGAGTATATTAAGAAAGATTCGTAATGGCAACAGAACTTCAGCGTGATTTCGCACGCCGCGTCTATGCGGCAGCCATCCGGACCACCGACATCGCCCCCGAGTTTGTCACGGCACAGGCCATCCTCGAGACGGGCTGGGGTAAGTCGAAGGTGGGCAAGTACAACCTCTTCGGCATCACCAAGGGCAGCGGCTGGACGGGCAAGACCGTCCTCGTGCTCACCCATGAGTATTTCAACACCCCCGACCGCACCTTCAACGCCCCCGAGCGTGTCGTGTCCGTCTGCAAGGTCAAGGGCAGGCAGCAGTGGTACTACACCGTCTACCGCCTCTTCAAGGACTTCGACTCTCTCGCCGACTGTCTTGCCGAGCACACTCGGCTCCTCCGGAAGCCAGGCTATGCCGACGCGTGGCCATATCGTAAAGATGCCGAGGAGTTCGCACGCCGCATCTGCGACAACCGGGGCAGCAGGTATGCCACCTCACCCGAATATCTCCGAATGATGCTCAGTCTCATCAAGTCCGTCCGCCAAATCTGCAAGTAAGCCTATGTTCCCGAAAATCAATGCCAGTTGGAATGCCGTTACTGCCATTCTCATGCTCCTCTTCGCAGGGCTTGCTGTTCTTGCCTTCCGGGCCTACAGTGACATGAAAGCCGACCGCGACCGCCTGAAGGAGAACCAGAGCCTGCTCCTCCACAACGGCACGGTGGAGATTACCGAAACCAACACCGGCAACAGCCATGCGTCCACCCAGGCACTCACCCTCCGCCCGGACGAGTTCCGACAGAGTGGTGACACTTTGGTTAAGGTCGCCCGTCAGATAGGCATCAAGCCCTCCCGCATCTCGGGAGTTGCCACCGCTGCCACTTCCACCCGCACCGACATTGAGGCACCGCTGACGAGTGTACAGGCTGACGAGTTGACGAGTGAACCGGTTGACAGTCAGGCAACCCGTCCGCCCGTCCACCCGTCCACCCGTTGCTTTTCCTGGCACGACCCGTGGCTGTCCCTTTCAGGCTGTGTGTCCGACTCCCTTTTCCGTGGCACCGTCTCTTCCTCCGACACCCTTGACATTATCGTCCATCGCGTGCCCAAGCGGTTTCTCTTTTTCCGTTTCGGCTGCCGCGAGGTACGCATGGACATCATCAGCCGTAATCCCCACACCCGGCTCACATACGCAAGATATTACAGGTTAGTCAAATAAATGTTTTCATAGGTTTTAGTTTTTAGCCATTAGATTGATTCAGGTTTCGTGAGCCGCCGCAACGTTTGCGACGGCTCTTTTCATATCATCTTTTAGCAGAAGATAAACAGTTCTAAACCGCTGATTATAAAGGCGATACTACTTGCGTGTCCGCACTAATAGTGTTACCTTAGCGGTACAATTAGAAAACAAAGATAATGCCAGCGAGTGCAATGAAAGTTTACTTTCTGATTGCCGAGTGCAGCTTATCTTATGCAAAGAACATTCAAAAAACGAAGATTATGAACGAGCAAATTCAAGGCATTCTCAACGAGAACGGAACAAAAACCTCCAAAATAAGAAAGCTCCTCGCCCTCGGCTTGACACGCCGGCAGGTTGCCGACCTTGTGGCAAATGGAAACTACGGCTTTGTGCAGAATGTCTACAAGCGCATGATGCAGGGTGTTGCCGACACGGCAGCTCAAGCGGCGGCCGCCATCGCGCCGGCCCTCGACTACACCTTCAACCGCAATTTCGGGGTGGAGATCGAAGCCTGCAACTGCACGCGCGACCGTCTCGCACGCGAGCTTACCGCAGCAGGAATCAGCGTACAGGTGGAAGGCTACAACCACACCGACCACGCCGACCACTGGAAACTGGTAACGGACGCAAGCCTTTGCGGCAACGACACCTTCGAATTGGTAAGTCCCATCCTCCACGGCGAGCAGGGGCTTGAGGAACTTGAAAAGGTGTGCTGGGTGCTCGACCTCTGCGAGGTCAGGGTTAACGACTCCTGCGGGCTCCATGTCCACATGGACGCTGCCGAGTTTGACCTTGCCACTTGGAAGAACCTTATCCTCACCTACAAACGCCTCGAGGGAGTCATCGACCGCTTCATGCCACGCAGCCGACGCAACAACCGTTATTGCAAGGGCCTCACCGCCGTTACCGAGGCCACCATCAACCGCGCCGCCAACATCGGCCAGCTTCGGGCAGCATTTAACAACAACCGCTACCACAAGGTGAATCTCGAAGCCTACGCACGCCACCGCACGGTGGAGTTCCGCCAGCATGGCGGCTCGACCAACTTCACAAAAATGTCCGCTTGGATTCATTTTCTCGCAAAAATGATTATCTTTGCAAAGCAGGGAATGGTGCGAACAGGCACCACACTGCGGAACATTCCTTTCCTTACCGACAGCGAAAAGCTTTACTTCAGCTTGAGAACAAAAAAATTAGCAGTATGACAACAACCTACAGGCTGAAGGATGGCGACCGGGTGGTCGCCACCTCCCCGGCCGATTTTCTCCACCAGCTCCACATGGGCAGCCGTTTCGACAGCGAGGGCACGGACACAGAGTACATGCACCGCTTTGCCCGCCGTCTTCAGCAACTCGAAGGCTACCTTGTCAGCACCGAAAGCCCCGAGGCCTTCCTTGCCGACCTCATCAACCACGGTTTCGTGTCCGAAGAATAAAACACGCCGCTCGTTCTTTACAGCCGTAGCAGTTCCCAAACTGTTACGGCTTTTTCAAATGTTAAAAACGCGCTTTACTATCAAAAAAGATAGTATAACTTTTGGTTACTATCCAAAAAAGTAGTATCTTTGCATTGTTCAAATAAAGATATAGTATGAAACAAAAGAAAGAAACAATCAAAATGGAGGTTACCCCCGAGGAACAAGACCTCATTGAAGCAATCAGAAACTATTGCAACAGTTATCCCAATGGTTATCCCGAGCTCCTTGAATTTGCACAGAACATCTTCGACAGAATGACGGACATGCCTAAAGAATGAAAACAAAAGGTTCTCCCTCCGGGGAGAGCCATTAAAAGATAAATATAAAAAGAAAAGAGCATGGAAGTAGCAATTAGAAAAGCAGACAAAATCACCGATATGAAGAACCGTATGCGTGATATTTACTTGAGCGTATCATGGCGTGAAATTTCCCGCACCTATTTTGAGAAGTCGGTACCTTGGTTCCAACACAAGATGTACGGCATCGACGGTAATGGCGGAGTGGGTGGCTTTACCCCTGAAGAGGCACAGCAGCTGAAGGGTGCGCTCGTAGATTTGAGCGACCGCATCCGTCGCGCAGCCGACAATATTCCAGCCCCGGCATCAACTATATCGCCGATTTGAACAAAAGTCGCCTGTGGGCTGCGGGCGCATCCATAGCCTCTCGTGTATGCGAGAGGCTTTTTCAACTAATACATTATTATATCATTACGTTAAAAAAGTTTCATCACGCAAAAATAATATCATAAACATTTGCCACTTACGTTTATTATTTATATCTTTGCAGTATCAATCAAGCATCGCTCTGCTTTCTTGCAGAGTTTAGGCCACTTTCGAGTGGCTTCTAAACTTTTAGAATTATGGGTACAGACGCATAGACGCACACCAATACGAACAAAGGAAGATATGAAAGTATTTGATTTCTTGAGAGCATATATAGGGTCTATATGTGCTATTTTTGCTTCGCTTTGTTCCATCGTAAGTTTAATTCTTATGTTTGTAGGCAATCAGACTGCTGGTCTCATTGCCTTAACAGTACTATGCTTGGGCTTTGCAATTTTGATATGTGGTATTCTTAGAGGTATAAACAAGGTGATTTTGGACAATTCGGACGAAGACTATCGTCGTATATCTTCTTTCTGTATTTTCCAATCTCATGATGGCGTGAAATCAACATTTGAATCCTTTCGTATGATACAATGTAAACGTCTATTCCTCACACATATACCTTATAAATTCAAGTGGACAGGAAGCATTTTACCCAAACTATCTTCTACATCCCAAACAATTGAAGACATTGTACATTACGACGATGAGAGGAAATGGGATGAGGCAAAAATAAAATTTCAACATCCTTTAAAATATAATGAGAGCACTGTCATTCATATAAAGACAGAAAATGATGACCCAGACCACAAGGCACAACCTTGGATTAGTTGTAGATTGGACTCTCCCATTGATATGATGACATTTCGAGTGTTGTTGTCGTATAAAAATTCCGCATTCAATCAACCTGCAATCCTTGAATATAAGGAACTGGACGCACAAATAGACGGAGATTATAAGCCGTTAGAGACCGTTCCGTTTGATAAGGGAAATAAAATGTATTCCTATTGCTGTGCCAATCCCATACATGGACGCATATATAGGTTGCGTTGGGAAAAATAAATTTTATGCAAGGTGAGAATATATTTCGCCTTTCCCCTTGCAAGTTTGTATCTTTGCAGCATAATAAACTTAAATATTTATGTCTATGGAAATTAACAATCTTACTATTGACAAAGACTTGGTAGATTATCTTTCAAGTAAAGAGAACATCAACACATTTATTAATTTTTGCATTCGTGAACGGAAAAGTGCGGAGATTAAAATGTCTATGAAAAAAGTCAGAACTCCGTCTATTGCAGAAAAAGAAAACAGGCACCTTGATTCAGACACTTTAAGACCACTCGAAGCTAACGAGGTGGAAAATCCTAACACTCCGTTTTTTGGCAAGAAAATAGTTGTAACAGGGCAGTTAGATACCTTTCCTAAGCGTGATGTTCTTGGGAAACTTTTAAGGCTATATGGAGCAGACATGAACACGAGCATTAGTAAAAATACCGATATGGTCATAGTAGGTAATGCTGCGGGCCCAAAGAAAAAGGAAAAAATAAAAGACCTCCAAGGACAAGGATTTCCTATTGAGGTTCTTAAAGAGTGGCAATTACTCAAAATTCTTGATGAGTATGGCATTCCTTACGAAAAACCAAACTATGATGATTTTCCCCCTCTTTAAATAATTTCTCAGCAAAAAGCTTGGCAGTTTCAAAAATACTTTCTATCTTTGCAACTGCTAAGACATCGATGCGGTTAAGCATCAACGAAGGGCGAGATGATATTCAAGCCCCGACCTTATTGGAACGATGGGCTTTTTTTATGGCCCATATTGCACAATGACAGGTTCTGTTGCAGCCCTTCGTTGATGCGGTTAAGATAGTGGCGGATGCCTTCCTACGATTTTTGCCCTTCGGGTGCAGCATCGGTGTTTTAGCGAACAGGAAGAGCGTCCGCTTTTTCTGTATCCGCACCCGGCGGATCCGGGAAACGCTAAAACACTGATGCAATATGCAACAAGTAATCAATTTCGAGCCTTCTGCCCAAGTGCAGCAGCCTATCGACGTACGTGCTACGATACAGCGCAAAATCAAGTCTCTCAACCTTTGGCTCGACCAAAAGAGTGAGCTTTACAGCCGTATTTGCGAGTTCACCGTCACCCGTCGTTTGGTTATCCGAATCAATCTCGTATCTTTGTGCTTGATTATCGCCGCCGTTGCCGTAGAGCAGCAGCCCCTCACCTCTGCTGTCTCCGCGCTCTGCGCAGCCTATTTGGTTTATCGTGTCAATCAGTCGGAAAAGAAAGGAGGCAAGGCATGAAACGACCGGTAGACCAAGCTCTCAACTTCGTCAGTCAAGACACCATTGCGGCTCTCAACGAGATGGTGGGCGATGGCTTCTTCCTCGAGTGCCTTGGCACCTTGGAGAATATCGAGAACCGCATATTCTCCGACGACGGCGGCACTTTCGTTGGCCCCGATGGCCAGCCCCGTCCCGGCACGTTCGACATGCTGCGCACGCTCCGTGCCCTCAAGGACAATTTGCGAACCCTCAACGCCCTCTGCCCTGAAAGCCCTTCAGAAGTCAGCGGTGCGGATTATTAACCCGTCAACACATACAGTTATGGAACAGAATGGCAAACAATCTCCCTTCTCCTCAGAAGAGAAAGGAGAAGCCCCCATCACCGACATCAGCATCTATGTGGCTGCCCTGCAAGTGACCTACCGCCCGGCTTCCGCTCCGGCCGAAGCCACCCACTTCTTTTCCACCGAAGAAGTGGTGCAGGCCATCAAGGAGATAGACCCGTCGGCCAAGGTCGCCACCAACCAAGTCTTTGAAGCACTCCATCAGGCAGGCTTCGACTTTTGCAACCGTCCCGGCTCGCAGGGGCTGTCGTTCAAATGGATGTTCCGTGAACGATAATTTTCTTTTTTGTCAAAGCATCCATTCGTTTGGATGTTTGTTTGTCAGGGCACTTCGTCGGGAGACGAGGTGTCCTTTACAAACAGAATAGAAGTATATAATTTTGCCATTGACAAACAAACAAGGAAATGAATGAAAAGATTTATCATGCACGCCTCGCTTTTCAGCGGTATTGGCGCACCCGAGCTCGCAGCCTTTTGGCTGGGGTGGCAAAATGTCTTTCACTGCGAGATCAGCGAGTTCTGCAACACCATTCTCAATTATTGGTATCCTAATTCAATCGGTTATGAAAACATCAAGCAGGCAGACTTCTCCAAATGGCAAGGAAAAATCGATGTACTCACAGGCGGTTTTCCATGCCAGCCATTCAGTTCAGCAGGACAGCGACTTGGAGCGAATGATGACCGTTACCTCTGGCCGGAGATGCTACGAGCAATCAGGCAGATACAGCCCTCTTTCGTCATTGGTGAAAATGTTGCTGGCATCCTCTCGATGGTACAGCCCGGCGAGGCGGTTAAGGTGGGATGCACAACCTCTCTATTCGGTGAGGACGACGACATATACCGAAAAGAGCAACAGTTCGTTGTCGAAACCGTCTGTACAGACCTTGAGCGTGAAGGATACACCGTCCAACCGTTTGTTATTCCGGCTTGTTCCGTCGGTGCGCCACACCAACGGGACAGAGTGTGGTTCATCGCCCGAAGGAATGTTCCCACACCTCTTGATGACACCATGCACGATGGAGTTCTGCGAGGATCCTGCATCGATGAGGGCGAGAGCGAAGCGCAACGGCTACAGGAACGGGACGAGATACAACAGCCTTCTGAGTCAGATAGTCTACTCGGACATGCTGCCCACTCCTGTAACGCAGGGGCTGAAAGTATGCGAGAACGGCAAGCAGAAGTTCTGCCCGCAGGAACTGCTACCGACTCCACTGGCTGTGGAGATACAGCACAGCAAGAGAGTGCAGGAGCTCCGCGCGAAGGGGGGACGGACGATGGGAAGCCGGAAGAACGGAGAACAACGCCCGAACGGCCTGCTGGACTACCTCTGTTTCCACGGAATCCTGCCGACCCCGAATGCAGCCGAGGCAACGCACTGGTCGACAAGTTACAACCCGAGCAGCCAGATGGGGTCAGGGCTGACGGCAATGGCACTCAATGGGATGTTGCCGACTCCCAGTGCTCAGAACCTCAAGGAGCGAGGCGAGAAGTCCAAGCAGAAAGACTTGCCGAAAATGTTCAGCAAAGCGGACTGGCTGCTTACTCCGGTGGCGAGCGACGGCAAGAGGTCTATGATGACGATGAGCAATCTGAAAGCACACAAGAAGCCGAAAGCGGAACAGAGCAACTTGGCGGAGCAGATTGCCCACAAGGTTGGTGGCGGAACTTCCCAACTGTCACCCCTATTTGTGGAGGAAATGATGGGCTACCCTTTGATGTATCTCGTCTTGCCATTCCTTTCACCCGATGGCGACAGGAATCCATAAAAGCTCTCGGCAATTCTATGGTTCCACAAGTCGTATTTGAACTGTTCCGGGCCATAGAAACTGAAATACTCGAGGAATGACTTGCAATTTTCAACTATAAGCATTATATTTGCATTGGAATTAATATTAGGATTATGGTACTTTTAGAAGCAATTTTTCTTTTGACAACGCTTGCCTTGATGCCGTTTTTCACACATGGCGAGCCGTGGTCTGTAAAGTTGTTCTATATTGGGTTATGTGGCTTTCTCACACCTATAATAGGCATTCCATTATACAGGCATCTCGTTAAATAGGATATTCTCTGTCCTTTCTCCTATAACTGTCTGTTACTATATTTGCAGCATAAAAAGCAAGTATGGTAACAGACAGTCTCATTCGTAAGAAGTTCGTCCACGATTCCCTCCAGCAGGGTATTTCTAAAATTTATGCTACGCAGGAATCCGTTGTGCGTAGCAATTATCAGCTACGGTCAGGTCGCCTGATTACCTCTCTCTCCAAACATTCTTCCAACACGAGTATTTCGGGCGAATCCTATACGGTCTTCGTTCGTATATTACCTTATCTTCGCTTTCTTGATATGGCCTACCGCCAGCGAAATGACCGTATAGCTAAATTCAAACGACGCAACCTTGCTCTTTATAACCGTGTCGTTTGGGGAGTTCTTTATCATGAGACATTTCCCCAGCTCCGTTTCAGCTTTACCGATGAAGTAAGAAAAACCATTCATGACCAGTTACAACGTTCATTAAACCCATAAACATTATGGCAAATAAGCACCTTTCTGAAGACGAAATCCAGTATACCGTTGATGTTAAGACGGCAAAGGCACAACAAGAGATTCACAAACTCGAAACCCAGTCTGCCTCTCTTCGCAACGAAAATAAGCAACGCCTCCAACAGATGATTAAGCTCGAAGCATCGGGCAAGAAAGAGACTGAACAGTACAAGAAACTCTCTGCCTCCTATAAAGATACTGGCAAGCAAATTAGGGATTTAACCTCACGTATCCAAGAGCAAACACGCTCCCTAGATACAAATGCTATGACTATGTCGCAGCTCCGTAAGCAATCAAAGTCTTTGCAAAAAGAATTGGATAATGTTTCCCAATCGCTCAACCCCAAACAATATGAAGCCCTTGAGAGCCGTCTTAAGACTGTCAATGCCAGAATGGCAGAACTAAAGCAAAATGCCAAGAGTTTCAAGGAATTAGCCAGTTCTGATAATTATAATAATTTTTTCTTGGGTCAGCTTGCTGTTAAAGGTATTGAAACCTTTGTAGGCTGGGGAAAATCACTTGTAAGTACGCTCTCGGAATCTGTAGAAAAGAGTGTAGAACTTGCTGAATCTGCTGACGGTATCTCGCATGCCTTCGATAAGATTGGTACTCCTGAATATCTGCAGGAACTCCGCACTGCCACCAAAGGTACTGTATCTGACATTGAGCTGATGAAGGCTGCTGTCAAAGCACGAGACTTTCATATTCCTCTTGAAGACCTCGGCAAGTATCTCTCATTTGCCCAACTCAAAGCTCAGCAGACGGGACAGTCTCTCGATTATATGGTAGACTCTATCGTAACAGGTCTTGGACGTAAGTCCCCTATGATACTTGACAACCTCGGACTATCTGCTGCCGAGATATCAGAGAAGACAAAGGAAACTGGCGACTTCATGAAAGGTGTCGCCTCCATTGTCGAGAAAAATCTTGCACAGGCAGGCGAGACCTATGTCTCTTCTGCTGATCGTGCAGCCCAGCGTACTGTCGAACTAGAGAACGCTCAGCTTGCTCTTGGAAAAACGCTTTTACCTCTCAAGGAGGAATTTTCAGATATTTATGGTCAGATACAGATAGGTGCTATCAAGGCTCTCAAATATCTTGTTGAGCATAGAGATACACTAGTCCTCCTTACCAAGGCAGTTGTTTTACTCACCGCCACTTATGCCGCCTATGTTGCTGGTCAAAAGTTGGCATACTTATGGAGTCAGCGCGCCGTTGCTGTAAGCAAACTTAAGGCAGCTGCAGCTGCTGTGGAAAATGCTATGCTTGAGCTGTCTGCCTTGCGCCATGCTGTTCTCAACAAGACGATGACTACCTCTATAGCCTTGCAAAAAGCGTTCAACGTTGTTCTCAAACTTAGCCCATGGGGACTTATCCTCGGTGGTATCACCCTTGTTGTCGGTGCGTTGCTTATGTTTAACAAGCGTACCGACGCTGCCACTGTAGCACAGAAAAAGCTCAACGACATACAGTCTGAAGCTGGTCGCAAGGTAGAGGAAGAACGCATTAAGATAGAGATGCTCACTAAGCGTATCCATGACAATTCGCTTTCTCTTGCTGAGCGTAAGGACGCTATTGCTGCCCTTCAGAAGATTGTCCCTGATTACACCGCTAAACTCTCTCGTGAGGGAAAGGTTTACGATGAAAATACACAAGCCTTGACACGTTATCTCAACGCCCTCAAGGAAAAGGCTTTATTGGAGGGAGCGCAGTCTGCTATCAAAGACTTGGGTAAGCAAAAGGCTGAATTGATTATCAAATACCGACAGCAACAGCAAGAACTGGCTAATTTCAAGAAAGAGCAATCTGAATTTACGAAAAACAATGCTGGGCGTCCACAGACTTCTGGTGGTGCTGTCGCTCCTGGCTATGTTAATGCTGCTATGGGCTATTCTGGAAATGTATCAGCGATGTCCCGTCAATTACAGGAAACTGCGGACAAAATAAAAGTCATAGACACTTCCCTTGATGCCATTGGAAAGGAGTTTGGTAAAAAGCTATTTACAGATAATGGAAATGGTCAGGGCAGCGACAGTTCCAAAGCCAATGTTGGCACGGTTGGAGCTGCTCTCGATGCCATTGATAAGAAAATAGATGCGTTGAAAGCAAAGAGACTGACCATTAAGGTGGGCGACATGGCATCTTTGAAAAAGATAGACACCCAGATAGCGGCATTGGAAAAGCGCAAGGCCGGTCTTGAAAACACCCACTCCTCTACCGGCAAAAAGACTTCACAGACCGACAAGGTGGGCCGGCAGGACAAAGCTTTTTTCGGCAATGCAAGAAAGCAGGAACTCGATGCGGAGCAGGCCTCCTACAATGACAGTCTGAATTTACTCAAGCAGGAACTTGCCACCCGCAAGAAGACCAGAGAAGAATATGACGGGGCTGTCGTGTCACTCGAGACGGCCCATGCCGCCAAAGTATTGACCATAGAGGAAAGCTACACCCGCAAGGCCAAGGCATTGCGGATAAAAGACGGCAATGAGCGGCAGCGTGTCATCCTCACACAAGAGGCCAATGAGCAACAAGCCAGACAGGCCTTTTGGGAAAAGTCACTGACAGCCCGACAGCAATACTATGATGCGCTCAGCCAAATGCAGGAGGCAGGCATGAGCGACCGGGACAAACAGGAGCTTGACCACAAGCTGCAGCTCTCTTCCTTGGAGGCCTTCTACAAATCCGCCCTCGAGATAGCCCGGAAAAACGGCGAGGACGAAGTGGCATTGACAGAGGCATACGAGGCTGCGAAAGCAAAAATCATAAGCAAGCACACAGAACAGGCGGAGTCCGACCGTCTGCAATTTCGCCGGCAGTATGGATTGGCCACGCAGCAGGAACTGTTCGATGCCGAGCTTGAACAGCTCAAGAAAAGCCTTGATGAAAAAGGGGCCACGCAGCAGGAAAAGGAACAGACTGTGGCCAACCTCACGAAAGAGTTTGAGGAGCGTAAGTTCCAAATCCGCCAACAGTACGGGCTGGTCACACAGCAGGAACTCTACAATGCCGAGCTTGAACAGCTCAAGCAGCATCTCCAGAACAAGATGATGACGGAGGAGGAATATGAGGAAGCCGTCAAGCAGATGAAGTTCGATCGTTGGAAAGAGTCGTTTGATTATTATAGCAATCTCTTCGGAAATGCACTTAAGTCCCTTCAGGATGCAGAAGTGGCCAATGTCAATGCCAAGTATGATGCCGAGATAGAAGCTGCCAAGAATGCAGGCAAGGATACCACAGAGCTGGAGAAGAAAAAGGCAAACGAGACATTGAAAATACAGAAAAAGTATGCTGATGTCAACTTTGCCATTCAGGCCTCGCAGATTATAGCTTCCACAGCCGCTGCCATTGCCAAAACTTTCGCAGAACTCGGATGGCCGGCCGGAATTCCTGCCGCTGCCCTGATGACTGTCACGGGCACAGCGCAGCTGGCAGCCGCCTTGGCCGAGCGCAACAAGGTGAAAAAGATGACCTTGAGCGGTTCTTCTTCCTCGTCCTCTTCCGGCACCCGTGTGGCCACCGGCCTTGAGTCTGGCGGAAGCATCGATGTCGAGCGCGAGCAGGACGGCAGGCGTTTCCATGCCGCCTACGAGCCCGGTAGGCGGGGCTACATCAACCGTCCCACCGTTCTCGTGGGCGAAGGCCCGGCCGGACGAAGCAAGGAATGGGTGGCTTCCAATGCCGCCGTGGAGAATCCCACCGTCTCGCCACTCATCGACATCATCGACCACGCCCAGCGGGCCGGCACCATCCGCACTCTCGACATGAACAAATTCTTCATCCGGCAGGCTGCCGGTCGTGCCTCGGGCGGTTTCCTCTCCCCCCAATCCGGCCCCTCGGTTCCGGCCCCTTCAGTCGGGTACACTGCGACGGCGTCGCAGTCCTCCACTCTGACCTACCCCGTCCTCGACCGCCTGTGCCTCCTCCTTGACCGGCTCGCCTCGGAAGGCATCCCGGCTTCCGTGGCACTCGACGAAATAGAACAGAAACAACAGCTGCGTGACCAGGCACGCAAGATAGGAAGCAAATAACCATGCGCATCACAAATCTTGAAAAGGGCGAGGCCTACAACCTCAAGCCCGACACGAAAATAGAGGTGGAACGCACCAATCCCTTTTTCAACGACTACGGCGAACAGACCACGCCGCTCGAACTGCCCGCTTCAGAGCGCAACCGCCGCCTGCTCGGTTTCCCCGATTCGTTCGGCCGTCGCACCAAGATGGCCGCCGCAGACGTGGCCATTCAGGACGGCGAGTATTTCGCCCAGTGCCGGCAGGTGGTGCTGTCCGCCCAATATAAAGGCAATATCGCCACCTCATTCTATATCAACGACGGTTCGTTCTACTCCCGCATCCAGAATGTGAAGCTCAAGGACATCTTCAAGGACGAGTACGTGCAGGTGCCGCATATCGGCTCCAACACGCCCGTGCAGGATTGCATAGAGTTCTGCCGCCGTCTGCGCGACAACACCCATGAACAGTACGGCATATTCCCCATACTCGTCACGGACGATTCGGGCGTGGATTCGGGTTTCAACTACAAAATGATCAATGCCTACGGCAAGGAGACTACGGTCAAGACAAAGGATGTGTGGAAATGGATAGGCAACGGCTACCAGCTCGTCACCGAGCCCGCCATCACGGCATTTTCGCCCGATGTCTCCGATGACGGTTGCGACTTCTACAATGCCGTGCAGCGCACCGAGTATGTGGGTGAGGTGCCCATCACGCTTGCCCCCGGCTACTACATATCGCCGTTCATTCGGGCCAACCATCTCCTGAAGCGCATCTTCAGCCACTTCGGCTACGAGTTGCAGGACAATTTCTTCACTCGCACCGAGCCGTTCTCCAAGATGGTAGTCGTGAACAATGTCATGGATGCCATTGTAAATGGGCGCATCAAGGTCGCCGACCTCGTGCCCGATGTCACCTGCGCCGACTTCATAGCCGTTTTCAGGAAAAAGTTCTGCTGCGAGTTCACTTCTGATGAGGGCAGGCGCACGGCCGGTGTCATTTTCCTGAAGGATGCCCTCGCCGCCCCGCCGGCCGAAGACCTCACCCGCTGCATGGTTTCGGAACCGGTCATTTCGTATAAGGCGGAAAAGGACTACCGGCGCATCACGCTTGCGTCCGCCGACAAGGTGGACACCGACATCTCCAATTCTTACGATGATATCGACGACATGGAGAAAGCCAATCCCGGTGCCTATTTCAATCCGGTTGACGGGGCCTTCTACAAGCAGGGATTCTCCGGCGACTACGAGGTCATCACCAAAATAGGAGAGGCTTCGCAGGACTACAACACCGGCGAAGACCTCGGGGCCAAGGAAGTCAAGATTCCCGACCTCATGCCAGAGTTCCGGCAGCTCAGGCACAAGGGCACCGTGGACGGTGCGGAGGTCACCACCGACTTCGGCACCTATCTGTTTGTCGGCCCCTACATTTCGCGCAACTCCAAGATGGTGGTGGCCGGCGAGGATAAGGAGACGGACTCGGAGTCGGCAAGCAAACAGAAGACCATGCTTGCCTTCAGCTATCTTTCATCGGGCCGGCCGGAGGGCACCGTCTCGTCCTACGACATCCATGACGCCTCCCGTCCCCGCATCTTCAGCTACGCACTCTACTACCATGGGGCCGACGGCATCTTCGAGCGGTTCTACCGCGACTACGACCTGCTGCTGCGCAATTCCCTGCACGAGATGAAGGCCCGTCTCCTGCTCTCACAGTCGCAGAAGCAGAATCTGCCATCCTACGCCAAGGTGGTCATTCGTGGCGTGACGTTCTTCTTCAACAAGCTGAAGTTCACCCTTGGTGGCAAGAATGAGCCTGTGGAGTCGGAGTTGCGCACCGTGTCGCTCATGGAACCTACTGTCTCCGCCCCTGTCATCGCCGAACAGCTGCCGGCCATGAAGGCGGCCTACAAGTGGGTGGGAAGGCAGCGGCAGACGGAGGTCAGCGGCGGTGAATATGAGAATGCCGGTCTGGACAAAGACCGCACATTCACCACCATTTATCCTCCTGTCCCCTCAGCCGCTTATGTCGGCAGTCCCTACGGCAGGCAGGTTTCCTTCACCTCGCAGATGTTGCGGCACGGCTCGTTCTGGAGGCACAGCAAGTGGAAATTCACCAAGACGGAGGTATGGCTGGAGTGTGTCCCCAAGTGAAGGCGTAGTGTCCTTTAGGGGAACATTCTTTTCTCGTAAATTTGCCCTGACAATAATATAATGTATAACCAACAATCCGGTTTTCTCCCTTTCCGGGAGAGTCGGCAAAAGGCCTATGGATATATTGCTGAAACCTGACGAACTCTGTCTCTCAGGCTCGATGAACCACTTCGTCATATCAACCCGCAACGAGATCACTTTCGTGCTGGGCGATGCCGGTACGGGCACGGCCATTGTCCGGCACACCTATACGCCGAACAAGTCCAACCGCATCGAGGTGGATTTGGAAAACATCGTCTCGCCCCTGCTCTCCTTCGAGCTGAAGGACACTTCCGATGCCTACAGGCAGTCCTCCGTCGTCCGCCGGTTCAAGGTGGACATTGCCGAGGTCGGTGCTTCCGGCACATTTTCGTGGACATTCTCCGTCCTGCGTGCCGGCGTTGACCATTTTGCCGACTCCGCCGTCAATTTCCTAAAGGCTAATTTTCTTACTTGGCAGCCCACGGTGAAGCCCGTAACCTACTATACTCCCGAATTCCTCACCTATTATGCGGTGGTTGATTCCGTGGTGCGCTGCAAGGCGTATGTGGATGCAAACGGCAAGTACGACGAAACCACACTCACCATGGCCAATCTCTCCAACGGCTCGGTGTGGACGGTTCCTGTCCAGTATGCCATCATAGCCGGAAAGCTCGGCAAGCTGCCGTCCTACTATGATGTGTGGGTGGAAGACGCTTCGGGGACACGGCTGACATATATCCAACGGTATTACGCCTCCGACATCCGAAGTGAAGAGGAGCAGTGGGTACTGTTCGAAAACTCGTTGGGCGGGATAGACACTTTCCGCGCTTACGGCGACTCTGAGAATACCGCCAAGCACACCCACAGCGTCGTGGAGATAGAAAATGAATCGGAGGAGTACCGTGTTGACACCGAACGCGAATTCAAGAAAAACACGGGCTTTCTCTCCCGTGACGAGCGCAAATGGCTGCTCGACTTCTTCCCTTCGCTCGGCAAATACTTGTATGTGGATGCCGGCATCCGCAGGATAGTCGTCACCGACAGCGATGTCACTTGGAAGGCCAAGGAGCTGCCCTCAAGCTACACGTTCACCTACAAATACGCCGATGCCCGGCCTTATCTCAATCTTTCCCGGACAGACATGCCGGCAGAGGTGCTGGACATCAAAATCCCTGATGTAGCGTCTTTTACGGTCGCCCCACGTCTGGTTGAGCTGGACAGGCTGCAGCTGAGCGGTGGGGCGTTATTTCCGGTTCAGAATCCCTATTCCGACAAATGGAATGTTACGACGGCAGCCGCCATCCTCGAATATCTCGCCCGTGAGATTACGGCTGCCTACAAGGGCGACGGGGCATTCGGACATACACATGACAACATGTCCGTGCTTGCGGCTCTCGACAGGTTCGGCCAATACCTCACTCTCGATTCGAAGAAAGTGAGTGCAGGATATGCCGACGAGGCCAATGACATCAGTGCAGGCAGTAAATTGTGGGACAAGCTGCTGCGGAAGGATATTCCTGATACCACCCGATTTCTACTCACGCTCTTTGACGGCATCGCCTTTAAGAACAAATACGGCATCTCGGGGATTGGCGAGGCTGTCTTGAAATCCCTGAAGCTCGACGGGGCGGAGATAGATGAAGAGGGCCGGGCCAAGCTGTTTTCTCTCATCATCTCGCAAGTATTGCAGTCTGCCGACTTCGACATCGTCTCGGAGAGCGGATTCGGCTTCACCCGGAGAAAGGACGGAAAGTACCAGCTCTCCGTCACCGACCTCATCGTGTGGGGCAAGGCCATATTCCACGAGCTGGAGATACGCAGGCTTTCGTATGTCGGCGGCAATATGGTGTTCTCCTCCTGCGGCTCCAAGGTCACACGGGTGGAGATGGTGGATGCCGCAGGGCATGTCACCACGGATGCGGGCCGGTGCGTGGCCTACCGCTGCCACTTCTATCAGGACGACGGCACGACGGCCACGACCAACCTGTGGAAAGCGAATGACCAGGCGAGATGTCAGACATTCAACATCAGGGAGGGCAAATATGCCGGCGTGTCCAACCGCAGCTACTGGCGCAGGGTGACCGCCGTGGGCGACGATTACATAGACCTTAGCAAGGAAGACTGCGAACAGGGCTCCGACATTCCGGCCGCAGAAGACTCTCTCGTGCAGATGGGCAACCGCACGGACACCGACCGCATGGCCCTCATCTATGTCATCGTCAACGGTGACGACGCTCCGGCCATCGTGTGGTATGACAAGGTGAACTCCTACACGCTCACGGGCAGGCGCACGGCCATCATCTCGCCCCGGCAGGTGGTGTTCTCCACGCAGCTTTTCAAGGTCATGTCCCTTAGCGGCGTGGCCGTGCCGCTCGTGGCCGACCGGGGAATCTGGCTGGCCGGTGAGAAATACGCGTACTACGACCGTGTGTCCCACGGCGGCTCCCTGTGGCTCTGCGTGGCCCCTCCCGGCACGGTTGTCACCTCCGAACCAGCCGTCGGCAATCCGCAGTGGCAGAAGCAGGTGGACAAGGGCGACAAGGGCGATCCGGGCAAGGACGGCAAGGGGGTCACGAGATTCGAGCTCCTTCTTGCCGACGGGGACCGGCTCTACCGTGACGGGCAGCAGCACGTGGCCACGCTGGAGGTCTCGTATATCAAGGACGGAGAGGATGTCTCCGACAAAATAGACGCTTCGCGGCTCGTCTGGTCACGGGAAAGCGAGGCCCCGCAGTCCGATGACGAGGCGTGGGGCCAAAGGCACGCCAATGCAGGCACATCCGTATCGTTGGACTACACCGACATGGCCGGCAAAACGGACATTATATGCGCGCTGCTCGACGAAAACGACAGGGTGGCGGTGCAAGACAGGTTTTCATTTTAGGAATCGTTTAATCACAAAATACAAAGAATCATGGCAATACAGGCAAGAGGCCGGGTGACTTTCCACAAGATAGTTGACGGCAGGACAATCAATTTCATGCTGGCACCAAGCATCAGCACGCAGCAAATCATGTCAAAAGACCCGGTAAGCTATGTGCCGGACTACACGCAGACCAACCTTGTACTGGTCCCCGTACTGACCATCTCCGGCAGCGGCGGCGAGAACAAGGTATCCGGCGCATGCACGTGGTATCTTGATAATTATAAAATCGTGAGCGGCCAAAGCGGTTTCACCGTCAAGACGACATCCGCCGACAAGTTCGCCCTTGTACTCGGGCATAATTTGAAAAAGGCCTCGTCCGTCATCAGGTGCGAGTACACCTACGTAGATCCGGACACGGGGGCCTCGCAGCAGTGTACGGCTGTCATCCAGCTGTCGCAGGTCGAGAACGCGGGCACTTCCATCATCGCCGTGATGGACACTCCGCTCAGCGTGTTCACCACCGTGGCCGGGGTCGCCAAGGATGTACGGGTGTCCGGACACATGGTGCGCGGCGGGGCCGTCGACAACACCAATGTGGCCTACTCATGGGAGATACAGGGCACCGATGGCAACTACAAGACCATCACCGCCGCCACTGCGCCTGCCGGCAGCGGACTGCCCGGCGGCAGTCTTTTCAGCGGGTGGAACACTGACACGCTCACCGTTAACAGCAATGCCGTGCTGAACATCTCCAATGTCCGGCTGACCATCAAGGACACCGACCCCAACAGCTCGACTTTCAACAAGAGCTGCTCGGCGGTAGGGACCATCATCGACATGACCGACACCTACGATCTCGACGGAGGGTCGGACAAGAGCATATCCACTGCACATACCAATGGTGTACCCTTGGAATGGATTATGAAACAGGGCGGCAAGGTCTGGGAGGACGGCAGCTATACAGGCAAGACCATCGGTTTTTACCGGCTCACGGATGCGGAGGCCAAGGATGCCACATGGGCTCCGGCCTCTTCTGACTTCCCAGGGTGGACGGTGGCCAACAACGAGGTGAAGCGCACGTTCAACACCCAAAATGGGCTCGGCACTTCCGCCAACCGTACCGTGCGCATCAGGTACTCGCACATGCGCACCGGTATAGACACCAAATTCGAGGCTTTCATTGATTTCTAATCTATGGCAATACAGGCACGGGGACGCGTGACGTTCCACAAGATTCAGGAGCCCTCCTACACTTTCCTCCGTTACTCGAATGACGGGGGGAAGACTTTCACGCCTGCCAATTTGGTGGAGGGCAACCACATAATCGGGGACACAAAAGTCACCATAAAGGGACTGAACAAAGAAAATCAGGTCCAAAAGTGGTGGGCATTCACACCATTCACCAAAGGCGGCAGGGTGGTCATCCATGCTGTTGTCAAGGTGTCCGGTAACACCACACCCAATGCTACCATGTTTTTTCAGGCAAATCCCGTTGGTGGCATTCCCGGTTGGGGGACATTGGTAAGCAACCCGACATTTCAGCGTGTATCCAACGGTACGCACGCCTTTTGGAACGTGTGTGATGTACCGGTCATGACGGGCAACGGCAGGCTGCAACTTCGAATGGACAACTTGGACGGAACGGTGGAGGTCATGGGGGTGTCGTTATACCTTGAATCGGACCTGGACGGAAGAAACCTGCTCTCGGGGGCGATGATTATTTCCGGTGAAAATGTCGGGGGCAATGAACTGAAAGTGGTCACGTCTTCTAAAAAGGAAAAGTACATCGTCTTCAAGCGCGGCAACACGGACGGTCTTTTCGGGCCGAACCAAAGATATGTAATCTCTGCGGACATCAGGACGAATGGGCATGTCAGTTCTGTAGACATTCTTTTGTATGACAATGCCGTGAAGGAAGTGTGCATGCGGCGTATAAACAAAGAGCAGCTGACAACCGAATACCGACATTTTGATGTTGTCTTTTCCACAAAAGACAACCCGAACGCCGACTGGTCGTCCGTGGTGGTAAGGTTTGACAACAACGAATCGGACACAGACGGTGTCGAAGCAGAACTGTATGCGCGGAACTTTCAGCTGACAAAAGGCGACAAGCCTTGTCCCTATATCCCCTCCCCCGAAGACCAGCATCTCGGCACCACCCCCGGCAAGTACCTCGGCGTGGCCGTATGGGACAAGCCCTATCCTCCGATGGACACTTCTGCCTACACGTGGAGCGAGGTGCAGGGCAAGGCGGGCTCCGATGCCGTCAGCGTGTTGCTGTCCACGGAGCTCATCACCGTGGACACTGACGACAACGGGGCTGTGCCACCGGCGGCCCTCAACAATGCCTACGCCGACGTGCAGGCCTACCGTGGCAACAAACCGACAACCGTCACGGCCAATGTCATCGGGACTTCGGCACCGGGCATCGGGGCAATGGCCGAGGCAGACCGCATAAAAATAACATCCATAGGCGTTGACCCGTCCACCGGCTACGCCTACGGCAGCGGCTATGTGGACATCGAGGCTATTGTGGCCGGCACACCCTATCCGCTCCGGCTCTTTGTGGGCACCAACCTGCACAAGCTGACCTCCAAATGGGTGCAGGACAACAAGAATTTCAAAAGCGAGCTCGGGGAACTGCGAAAAGACTACAACGGCAACAAGAGCACTTGGAACAGCAGGATAGAGCAGAATGCCAGAGCCATCACGCAGAGGGTCGAGCAGACCATATACAACGCCGACACGGGCGAGATGCGGAAGAACATCGCCGAAGTCAAGGCCACGGCAGGCCGCATTTCCGCCAAGGTCTCGGAGAGGCCGGAAAGGACTTACAACCTGCTCAAGGACACCAAGACCCTGCACGGGGCGAGAGTCTCCGCCGGCAGCGGCGTGACGCTCGCAGACCGGGCCGTGAGGGACTTCACCGTGGCCACGGGGAAGAACACGGGAAGCGGCAATCTCGACATATTGACCTGGAATGATGTCGAACTCAAGCCCGGCGCCTACTATTCGCTGTCGTTTTGGGCCAAGGGGAGCGGCTCGTTCAGCTGTTTCCTCTTTCCCGACGCTTGCGCCGAGGTTGTCAACTCGCAGGGCTTCACCGGCACTTCGGATGACGGCCACAACAAGTTCGACTTCACGCCGGAATGGACATTCTGCCGTGCCACGTTCAAGACCAAGGCCGGGGTCAGCGGCAAGAAGAGCGTCATCCCCATGCGCCTCCACGCCGCTTCCGCCGGGAGCATCTACGGGGTGTGCCTCGTGGAGAGCGCGGCCCCCTCCGTGTGGGTCCCGTACCACAACAACCCGAAGAACAATTATGTGATGAAGCCGCTGGGCATCTTCGGGCAGAAAGCCACCGTCACCTCCGAATCGACGGTCTATGACGAGGCGTTCGGCAAGGTGCGGCGGGTGTCCGCAAACGGGCAGGGGGGCTACCAGCTGCTGTGGGAGCTGGAGGACGATTACGGCGACATGCTCGAAGACAGTCCCGTGACGATGTTCGCCGTTGTCAGGGAAGAGACCGCCGGGGCCGGGTGGAGCTTCGGCGGATGGAGCAAGAACGACACCGCCCACGGCTCGTTCAATTACCTTTCTGAAAAGAGCGGCTATGCAGACCTCGGGGACGGGTGGAGGAAGTATTACACCACGTTTTACAACCATGACGGCCTCCTGCTGTGGGACGGGGAGTCCGGCTTCGGCATCAACAGCCTTTCCGGCACGATACTGGTCTACGGCGTGGGCGTGGTCTACGGGGACGAGTGCCCGGAATGGAACGCCGTTCCGCTGGAGAGGGCCCTGCTCGACACGGGCATCGACATCACCAACGGGCACATAAGGCAGGTGGCCGACCATTTCGAGTGGGTGGACAACAACGGCAACCCCGTTGCCGAGTTCAAGGACGGAACGGCCCGATTCTACGGTGACGTGAACGCACGGACATTCTCAACGCCAAACAAGACATTTACGGTGGACAAGGATGGCAACGTTGCCGCCAAGAACATGAAGGCAGAGGGCGGCACGTTCTCCGAAGTCATCGTCGAGGGGGCCGTCTCGTCTCCTTATACGACAGTCGGCAGCGGCTTTGACCTGACAAGGCATGACAACGCGTGGCTTGGCGGAAACAACGAGTGGGTGAACTATTTCAACCTCAAATGGGACGTATCGCAGCGGGGCAGGACACTGCACCTTTCAAACTACGGGACATCGCTGCCGACTACCGGCGTTGGAAAAATCAACGCCCCGTCCGGGAAATGGTTCTTCGACAACGGCAGGAAGTTCTCCCAACTGCTGGTCTATCCCGGCACGGTGGTGGTGCTCCACGGGCTCGGTGACGAGAACACGTTCCACGGGTGGCTCGTCGAACAGAGGCATGACCCTTCGCACAACAAGACGGGTGTTCCGTTCCGTGCATTCGCATGGGGGTTCGCCACATGCTCAAAAACAGGTGACGCGGACTTTGAGAATTACCGGACATTCGACGGCAGCCGGCTGGGCATAAGCCGGATGGGTGCAGGATGGTGCCGGATAACAATGCCTTACGCATGGTATTCCGTTCTTCAGGCTTACGGAAGCCATTGGTACCACCATTTCGGTGTGATTGCGACCGGTTACGGTTACAGCGAGGACGGCGCGAATGAGTTCTGCCCAATCAAGGCATCCGTCAAGAGCATGGGGCTGAACGGGAATACGCCGTATGTCGACATTTGGCTTTCTGACGACGATACCGCCAATGACGGGCGTTTCCAATTCATATTCTACAATATGGACTGGAACGACGGATTCCAGACAAGTGACAACAGATGATTTTTTAACTATAAAAAAGTTAGGATATTACATAAACTTTGGTTGTTTTTTCATAGATAGTTGATTGATTTAGTTTTAGTTTTTAGTTTTTTGAATGCCGGCAGCCGCCCGTGAGGGTAGTTGCCGGCTGTTTGTGTAAAATAACCTTAATTATCAAAATAAAAGCGGATTTCGTTTTGATAATTCAAATATATTTCGTACCTTTGTAATAGATAAAAGAAACAACAACTAAAGCGGTGAGACACATCGAAAAAACTGTCAAAAGAACATGAAGACTTCAAAAATAAACATAGGTACAAAGGTTTTCAACAAGAAGAACCAAGAGGGTACTATCACACGCATCATCACCAAGTCAACAGGTTACGTAGAGGTTGCCTATCTTAACGGAACAACGAAAAAAGAGATGGCTTTTAACCTTACGGACGAAAATGGCGAGAGCCTGAAATCTGCTCCAAAGGCACAGGTGAGAACCATCACTACGGCTGACAGGATTCAGAGTCTAAAGAACAGTCTGCTTAAAGTAAACGAGCACTGCCACAACACATTGGTAAACGCTTATATGGACGCTTTGAATAAGGTGGAGGGTAACGATTTTATCTCCTCCCTGATTGAGACTTTTGCAAAGGCTTCTGTCGGAAATGGTTACATTTCCGAGAAGCAGGCTTATTACCTTGCCAAATACATGGTCGAGAATAACATCTAATAAAACAATAAACAAATTCAGCCCTCGACATCACGGTTAAGTCAAATGATATGAAAAAATTAGTCAACACATCAAAGATTACTGCCAAGACGGTAGAAGCCGTTAAGGCACAGGTAGAAGAGCAGCTTAGCTATTTGGGCTACGTCGTAGTAGAATCAGAATCAGAAGCTGAAGAATATCTTAAAGACATTGAAGGCGACGGGTATCTTTACGACGATGTAGAGCAGACATTCAGCCTAGACGGTGAAATGAACGGCGAATGGCAGTCAACCATAACCGTCACCATCAAGAGCTACTACAAAGATTCAGGCAGCATTGATTACTGCTACTCGGTAAACGTAACAGAAGACTAATTGCAATTTAATTATAAACCTAAACGCTGCGCTACCGGCATGACGGGCAAAGAAATGGAAAATCTTACAAAACCTATATTAAAGAGGTGCGAAAACCCATCAGTTGTTTTACATGAATTTGTAAAACAAAACTTTAAAGAAGAAATGAAGGTAGATATAGTGTATCTGGCTAACTTTTATTACTACTCAAAAATAAAAGTTAGAATTATTCTTCCTAATGGGATATTTTGGGAAGAAGATGGAAAAAATAAGAAAACGGCAAAAAGAAAAGCAGCCAAATATATTATAGATAATTGGGAGAGCCTAAAAACCACCGACTGGATGCCAAAAGAGGGGTTTTGGTCTATAAATAATCATTTAACCTTGCAATCTAATAGAGTAAATTCGGGATCGGCTAATCATTTAATAGCTAATAACAACTGTTTTATCAGCAAGCCGATAGCTTATTGGGTGGCTGATAGACTAAAAGAGCTGTTTTCTGAGTACTCCCCTAAAAATAATAATTGGGAGTTGGAAGACGGAGAACATTATTATAAGATAGGTGCCTTTGATACCTTAGAAGTATGGGAAAGTACACATAGGGTAGACTCTTGGGAGGAGAAGTCTGAAAAGATGAATAAATTTAAAAACAAACAAACTGCAATGGAAGTCCTCGGTAAAGTGAGGGAAATCTTTAAAAAGGGCAGAGATTTGAGTACAGAACTTTGGAAAGAGGGAGAAAACTGTATAGAAATTGATTGTTATCACAAATCTGCGCAGGAACGCGCAGAAATAAAAGCAATAACAAAATCTTTACAATAAAAGACTAACGAATAAATACATAATATAACATAACGGCACACGCGCCGCTTTGCCTGGGTATTGCACAGGACAGCGAAATTTTAATTACAAAAATGATAAATTCAAAACAAAAAGAGGAGGTCGTGCGCCTGTACAGAGAGCAGGCACACACCGTCAAGCAAATTATGGCTTTGACCGGTGTGCGGTCGGAGCAGACAGTCTACCGCATCCTAGACGAGCGGAACATTCCGCGGCTGAAAATCCGGAAGCCGATACGGAAAATCAGCATCTGCCTGGATGAGAAGACTGACGAAATTTTGAAGCGGGCAAAACCCAAGAATATTTCCGAATGGGTTTGCAAAATGATTGTGAAAGGCTACTCTAACCGGTAGTCCCTTTTTTAAGGGCCCTACATTTTACCATACAATACATAATCCACCACCTTTCGGTTTGCATCGTCAACCTTTTTATTATCGAACCTAATATATATGTCCGTAACAGTGTTGCCGCCGTGGCCAAGTGCTGCCGCAATGGTCTCTTTCGGCTGACCCGTTTGATTGGATTGTGATTGATGGCAGCCGGCAACTACCTCGTAGCGATGAGTTGTCGGCTGCCGTCGTTTGTAGGAAAGATGGAAGGTAGGAAGCGAAGATGAGCATTCCTACTTTCTGATTATAGAATTTTACAGCACTCCTTGATAGTTTAACAGTAGCCCATTGGCTTCTTGTATGTCTTTCGGAGTGTATATATCTGTAATTAGAATGGAGGAATGGCGCGCCTGATCTCTCACGGTAAGAATGTCCGTGTTGGCCCTCAGCATATTTGTGATGCCGGTATCCTTGAGCGAATAGAATTTGTATCTGTCGGTCATCTTCAGGTTCTTGCGCACATAATGGTGCCAGTAATCCCGAAATGCCTTCTCGCTCTTACGCTCCGGCCCGGGAGCAAAACCGTCACTGAAAAGATAGTAGTTCCCCGGATTGTCAAATATATGCAAGTCTATCATGAGCTTCAGCACATGATCGGGCATCGTGAGCAGGGCATCATTATGGTTCTTGGTATTGTTCCCATGCAGGAATAGTGTTTTCTTCTTGATGCTAAAATCTCCAACCTTCAAGTAGCTCATTTCTTTCGGCCGAACGAAAAGGTAATGAAGAATATAGCAAGCCAACAAATAATGTCTGTTATTGATTTCCAACCAATCCTTGAGCTCCTTCAGCACATCGTCTGGTATCACGTCGCGGTTTTTGAGCTGTCCGCGTTTTTGCACACACGAGTATCCCTCGGTTGGGTCATTGGGGATGTATCCACGCTCCAAGAGATATTTGCAAAAGGTTTTGAGCCATGCCAGATAATTGTTTCTGGTGCGCAAAGTGTTGTTTCTGTCAATAAACACATAGTCCAAGAACTGTCCGACCAGAAGGTTGTTGAACTGATAGGTGTAATACAGGTTTATCTTCTCCTTTGCCTTCCATTCCTTCAACACTCTTATCCGGCTTGTGTAGGATATGACCGATTCTTCCCTCATGTTGTGCTCCTTCAGAAGCTTCAACAAATACTCTTCATATCGGTCGCACGCCTCGTCAAATGAGGTATATTCAAGAGGTTGCACCACCTCTATCCACGGATTCCATCCCTGCATCAGTTTCTCGGTCAATCTTTTGATTAGAGCTTCACCGTATGCGCGCTGTGCCCTTTTGCCTTTTACATGGCCAAGCATGAACTTCTTGATGCACATCTTGCCCCTTGACGGGTCGAAAGCTGACAACGACACATAACACTCTGAAGCCTGATGAAACCTCGGTGTCTTCCAAGCGACAACCTCCTCGATTGCCGTCTTTCTTTTCTGAGTAACAAAATTTTTTTTAGGCATTTCTAAATTTTTGAGTGAAATGCCCGGTTGACGATTCAATGAATTTCTTCGCCGACTTTTCGCCGACTTCTTTACTACCGACAAAGCAAAAGGGGTTGATTGTCAACCCCTTAGCTTTTCTTTAGTCGGGATGAGGCGACTCGAACGCCCGACCCCTACGTCCCGAACGTAGTGCGCTACCAACTGCGCTACATTCCGCTACTTGCAAAGTGGTGCCACCAGGAATCGAACCGGGGACACAAGGATTTTCAGTCCTTTGCT